TCATCGTTAGCCGTGGGAGCTGATGTCGCAGAATAATTAGCCGTTGCGATGTTCGTTTCTGTGTCGATCTGCTCGAAAGCCCTCTTAATAATCGAGGCAGTCTCGATGTCACCTTTTTGCGGATAAGGCAAAGCCAAGCGAGTAGTGAAGTCACGGGAAATCGCATAAGACTTACCCGAGCCAGTTGTTCCAGCGTAGTTCGCAGAAAGAGTGATTGAGGTATTCGATCCAACAGAGGCAACCTCATACCATGCGTTGTCGCCAACGATTGTGAAAAGATCACCCGCTGCAATCTCGCCACTCCACAAAGTGCCAGACCCTGTGACAGTTGCCGAGCCGTTAGTAACGGAGACAGTTCCAGTTTTGTATTGAGCCATGATTACCTCGGTTTTTCAGGCCAAATTATCTCAAAAGGATAACCTGATTGTTTTGTGATGTCTCGAAGGCTTTGACGATATTCAGCCCAAAGAGTCTTGTTAACTGAGACATCAGATAATTGAGTCCAGTCAGATTCAGACAATAACTCTTTTCTTTTTTGCAGCGCAAGATTCTCTGCAAGTTCTTGGTTAACTTTCCATGAAAGACTGTCCCAATCCCAAATGTGACTAAGTGATGGTCTTGCAGGAAAATCAACAAATCGCCCATTCAGAATATATTGATTCTCTAAGGCGTGACCTTCAACATAACTCTGCCCTTGAGAGACAGTGTTAACTTCCCAATCTGGACATTCATGCGTTCCAGTTGGTTTGTTTTTAATGTAGGTCGTGAACTTCATTTGAAGCGCCTGATAAAAATCATGTCCACTCGCGCACCACGCTGACCGCTTGAATTTACAGTCATGTTGGTCAGGGTACATTCAACAGCTATCGAGTAACCTGTACCCTTTGCCCTTGTGCCGACATTTGTGTAAGTCTTAACCGCTGGCGCGATATATCCATCATTGCTCAGGAAATCAAACCGAGTCCCAGAGCCATCGGCATAAAACTCAACAAGAAAGTTAGAAGTTGTGCTCGCGTCCCCTTGAGGAATGACCACAGCGATAAACGTCACGACACCATCTTCGGGCATGTCGTAAGTAAAAGTGAATGTAGGATTCGTGTTGCTGAAATCCGAGGCGTTGCTTCTACTGACGATTGAAACAGCATTGTCAACAATGTCAGCCGTGACAACCCTGGCAGTCGTGACGTTCTTTGTGGTGCTGAAGTTAAGAGAATCCGTCCCAAACTCATCGTAAGCAGCCACAGCCACTGTATAAGCCTGATTCGGTAGCAGAGCTTGATTATCGTCATCCGTGTCTACGACTATCAGGTCAGACCACGGACCTCGATAAAAAACATCGTCAGGATACGCTAAGGTTTGACCAGTTCCCTCTTTGGCTAAAACAATGATTCCAGCCAAGTCATTGTCATCAGGACGGGTAGGAATTGAGACTGTGAATTTATTGATTCCAGGCTCAACATCCCACTCTCCGCTGGCAATCTGTACTGGTGCTGGATTAGTGACACTCATAGGATAGCCGCTTGGTCAGAAAGTTGGTTTTGACGCCCTCTAGCGTATACCTTGAATTTTAACGTGCGATAGACAGAATCGCCTTGTTTTTTTGCATCCTCTAGGTTCTTTTCCAGAGAATAAATATAAGAGTTGTCCTGGGTGAATTCTTGCCTTAACAACTCATCGCTGGAGTTATAAACTTCAACTTGGTAGTCTTTGAGATACCAATCAGGAAACCCAGAATCAGCGCCATACGGCTCCTCGTCGTTGATCTCAAATGACGAGTTGATAGCAGCATGACGCCACTTCAGTTTGACATCTTTTCCGGTGAACTCAAGAGAATGTGCCTCTCCATTTAATCCGAGATCAAGTTCAAGACCAGACACCCTCGGAATCATCGGAGGCGGTGGGATATAAACCGCGAGGCTTACAGCACTTCCAGAGACGCCTAATTGATTCACCGATGTCAGGTAAGCAGTGTAGTACCCCGAAGGCAAGTCGGTGATTGTGTAGGAGGTTCCATAAACTGCGGTTTCTCGATCAATATCAACGATCTGAGCGTCTGTTTTAGGACCGAAAGAAACATATTCGTTTGAGACAATTCTTAGCTTATAAAAAGCAATCAAAGAATCAGTCGGCGCAGTCCAAGAAAGTGACCCTAAACCGTTGATAAAGAATTTGTCTTGTGTCCAGGCAAAGTTAGTAGCCGACCCAACAGTAAACGGATTCGGAAGGCTTGTATTTGGCGAGGCATCATAGGCAGATTCTTCACTACTATTCCAATAATAAATATCTGCGTTTGTCTCTCTCAATTCCAAATCAACACCAATGGCGTCATTGTCAAAAACAACAGTAGACGAGACAACCTCGAAGGTTTTATCAACCCATCCAAGCCGAGTGTTTCTCACATAAATCACGTCACCAACGTTTGCCTTGAGTCCAATCAACTTCAGGGGCAAAACAAGACTGATCTGTTGTCGAGCCTTGAGAAGTTCAATCTTCGCCAACCTCTGAGCCATAGACGGAGATGTAGTGAAGGGGAGTTGAATGTTCTTTGTTATTTCTTCATCGTTGTCTTGTGCGATGTATGTGTCAGAAATAACAGGTGGGAAATCTGATGCAATGTAGTTATCAAGAGAGCTTGTGAAGGTTCCCTTAACGCCATTGAACAATTCCCTGCGAGACACAAGAGATTGAATCTTCAAACCAGAGCGAAGATCATCCTCGTCAAAAGTCAGAGAGGGCGAGTTATATGCGCCGGCGAGAATCGTCCACTTGCCATTTGTGAAGACAAGTTTTCCAGACATTGCGGAAAGCATATCTGAGATAACAGTCTCTGGAGCTACGGAAGTGTCAAATGTTCCGTTTAAGGAGTAGCGCTTTTCCGTTCCACCAGCGGCAAGAGTGATGTTCTGGTCACAGATATTCGCGGCAGCAGTTAGCGCGGTTTCGTCAATCTCTGTTGCGTAATCAGCGCCAAGACCATATCGCGTGTCACAGAGATAGTCAGCCAAGCACAGCGCCGGATTCTGAGAAAAAACAGTCGTAGCCGTTCGAGGATCGTAGACCTTTTTCCCGTTGATCTTAAAGCTGATATTCGGAATGCCATTCATATAGACGTTTGCATCGTACTCAAGCCGGATATATGCACAAGCAATCCCGCGAAGTCGATGGTTAGATGTCCACAGAGTAGATGCCGAGTCAAGGTCACTGAAAACTGTTTGGTTATCAGTTCCAAGTTTTACTTGAACCTTTGCTTTTCCAGAGTAAGAACCGGACGATACAAGACCTGTGCTCAAACTGTAAGAAACAGATTCTTCATTGAAATAAACAATGCCATCCGTTCCATTGTTATCAAATGCGCTAACCTCATGCCCTGCAAAAGCAATGACTAAATGAAGATATTTATTCGATTCGGTTGTCTCCATGTAAACAATCGTTCCACCAACGCGAGTTTGACCATAAATGACTGTTCTCGGAGATATTGCTTGTTTTGTGGTGACTGTCTTGTCTTGGTAGGTGATAACTTCTTCAGGGTCTTTCGCAAGAGTACGAGATAGCGCACCGAGAACCAAAGAGGTAGTAAATGATCTTGCAAAGAAAGCACCAGCCGTTCCAGCCGCAGCACCCAAAAAAGCACCAGCGCCAGCGAATCCGGTTGTAAACCATGCAACGCCAGTGCTTACTCCGGCATAAACTGCGGCAACTTTAACAATGTCCGAGAGAAAACTCATCCTCTGCCCCAGTTCAAGGTTTTATCCTGAAGATCAGCAACGAATTCTAGCCCCAAGTCACCAGAAAACATCCTCTGTTGCTCTTGGTCAGTGTACCGAATTTCCCTTGTCCTCTGAAGATCAATTAAACGAGATTCATAGTTAAGCGTGACCACCGAAGTCTCTGCGCCTTCGTCAATCGATACAGTATCCAATCGACCATGAAAAATCAGATACGGATCGGAAATGATCGCATTCGATGTGTCGAAAAACCCAAGATAGATTTTCCCGTCATATCCTTGTCGGCAGTCTTGCAGAGCCAGAGAAATGTTCGCGCTTAACATTCCGTTAAGAGTCACAGTCATTCCAGCGGCTTTAACGTCCGATGTTTCTTCGATCTGAGAAAAACTCAAAAAAGACCCAAGACCACCCCACGTTTGACTGTTCCAAGAAAGATCGCCAATTCCGTTCCAGGCTCTCACCGTTCCAGAGATAAATTCACCCTGATACAGATAGAAGGGACGAACCTGGGAACTCTCAATCGCAGAGATAACGCCCGTGGTCAGGGTTCGGCTCATAAAGCCTCCATGCAAGCCAAAGTGATGCCGTAGAAGGATGCCTCATCAATGGTGTAGGGCATATCGTTGGAGGATAGCCTCCAAAGCCCCTTAGGAGAGCTTACAGTGATCGTTGCGTTATCCGCAGGGCTAGACCTTAGATTTGGCCATATATCGAACGTAGCCTGTCCTGAGCCGTTTGAGTTTGCGTCAGAAAGAATCTTGTAAAGCCGCGAGGTAGAACCTGAGCCTAATTGAATCCAGTCACCAGCTTTCAGAATTCCTGTCTGGTTGGCAGTCCAGCCATCCGTGACGAGAGAATTTCCAGTCTGAGAACCTCCGTTTACCAAAGGAGTCCCAGTCCCGATGCCGCGAGGAGAAGTATTAAGTGGATCGCCCAGAGTAAATGTCCCATAAGTTCCATTCAGCTTCAACATGAAAGCAATAAGTTGTTCGGCGTCCTCACGCTTCATCGGAGGCATGGTGATTTCAGCCTCCCACATTTGTCCAGCGTGTTGGTAGACCTGTTGCTGAAAAGTGAAGGGTGAAGAAGAAATCCCGACAACCGATCTCGCTCGGATTGTCATGCTCTTAATCCCGAGATTCGGGAATGAAACTGGGTAACTTATCGACATGATTACCTCATTGCAGCGGCAAAGGAGCCACCACGAAGTTTAGCCTCTGCCACTGCGGATTTGGCAGCATTTGCAATTTGCGGAAGCATATTCATCACCTCTGCGCGAACCGTCTGCTGTACGCCAGTGGTGACGTTGATTGTTTGGTTAACAACAACAGAGCTTCCAGACTGACCATTGGGAATGATTGTCCCACTGCTGGAAGGCATAAACAATTCTGGACCTTGCTCACCAACGATATAAGGTTGACCGGCAGTCACAGGTCCACCCATCGCTCGATAGTTCACATCAGGATTAAATTGATTTGCAACTCCACTCCCAGTTGTCAGTTGACCGTATGTCGTGCCAAACATACCACCAAGTGCAGCACTCAGAGGCGTCATTATGTTTTGACGCACATTGATTCTGATGAGATCGGAAATGATTGCGTTTGCAAGACCTTTGAAGCTCAGTTTTCCAGTCTCTACAAATTTAACAAAAGCATCTTCAATACCCCTTAGAGCGCCAACAACACTGTCTTCCATCAAATTGGAAACATCGGCAATCTCATCGCGGTATTTCTTGATACCAATGCCAACGCCCTTCATAAAGTCAGCTTGGTCAATCTTTCGCTGTTTTGCAATCTCTTTGATTCGCTCAAGTTGAATGTTGTACTCATCAGTCAATTCTTGCTCTTTAAGCAATTTTTGATCTGCTGTGAGATTGTCAAGATTCTTGACCTTGCGGATAGTCTCATAGAGCTTTGCAGACAAATCAAGACGAGAACTCTCAATCAACAGCTCTTCATTTGTTCTGAAGATTCCATCATTCTTCAAAGCGATACGATCATTGACCGCATCAAGATTAGCTTTGAATTCATCAAGATAGTTATTTGCTTTATCTTGAGCTTTTTGATTTTTCTCTTCTTCTTTTCGCTTGTCTTCAAGAGCGGCTAATTGGTTATCACGAAACGCCTTGTCAGCAGCTTCGTAATCTTTGTTCTTCATCGCCGCACGGTCTTTTGCAACCTGATATGCGTTTTGAATATCAAATTGCTCTTGTGCAGCTTTTACAGCGGATTCACCACCAAGTTTTCTGACCTCATCAAGAAAGACTTTTTGTTTTCCATAAAGGATTTCGTTTGTCTTGTCCTGAAGCTCCTCGATCATCTTGGCAACTTTTTCTCGCGCCTTTTTCTCTTCTTCAGTTTCAATTTTTACAGGCTTGCCAGAGGTAAGCAAACGAGCCGTTTCAGCAGGACTTTGATCCTCGCCCTGGCTTGCGCGTTCTTTTAAATATCGTCCTCTAGCTTCTTCGAACTTCTTTGCAGCCTGCAAAATCTTTTCGTCATACATTTGACGAATAGGCTCAGGACCAATTCCCTTCATCGCACGCAACTTGTCAAGCTCATCTTTTGCTTGAACCATGTCAACAGTGGCTTGCGTGATAGGCTTGAAATCAACTATCTTTTGATTGAGAAAATCAATTCCGTTAGAGAATGATTTAACCCAAGATGCAATCATTGGGCTTGTGCCAGTCAGCTTATCAATCGTGCCAACCAACATGAATGTCGAGTTAGCAACTTGAGTGATAGCTTGCCCAATAGTAGAGGGCATCTTCTTGAATTCAGCCTCAACGCCAGGAAGACCTTTGTTGAAGCCATCAATAAACACTTGCGTGGTGAGCTTGCCTTCTTCAGCCAACAATTTAAGTTGACCAGTCGTAAGCCCTAAGCCTTGTGCAACAGCCTGGAGAACGCGAGGCGTTTGTTCTTGAACAGAGGTAAATTCCTGACCTCTCAAGACACCAGCAGAAAAACCCTGCGCCAACTGCATCAATGCAGCACTTGCAGATTGACCAGAAGCACCAGAAACAATAAGAGCCTTACCAATGCCATCGGTAAGACGCAAAAGCTCCGCTTGAGGTACTCTTAAATCTCTAGTCGCACGAGCTAATTGACTATACAAGTCAGTGGTTTGCTGAAAAGAAACCCTGTTGTCTTGCGAAATCTTAAATAGGTCTTGCTGGACTTTTGCGAAGTTCGCAGAGTCAAGCGTTACGTTAGATAAACGCGCACTGACGTTTGTGAATTCATCAGCAAGAGAACCTAGCTGTTTTGAGATAGCATAAAAAGAAAAGCCAGCAAATATACGAGTAATTCCAGAGAAACTCGTAGTTACTTGCTGTGCTGATTTATCGACCCTATCTAGCCGATCAAGAATTGCATTAAACGCTTGGGCTGTCTGATCTTCCGCACCCAACTTAAATTTAACTTCTGTTGTTTGCGCCATTTTTAGCCCTGTCGTTTTGCAATTTAGTCCATACTTGCCATTCTATGAACTCCTCAACGCTCATTGTGTCTTCAAGTTCTTGGACTGTTTTACCCAACTTTTCAGCAAGATAGAACTTGAATTGACGTTCAGGAGTCTGCGTTAGTTTTTTTCAATCTCCGATGCCGCCGGAGTCATTATCTCCGCAGCAATTCTAGCGATTACATTAGCATCAACCTGAGTCCTGAGAGCAACTTTATCATCAATCGTAAAAAGATTCTCACCTTTTTCGTCCAATGCTTTCATCACAATCAGCTCTGCAAGAACTTCACTTTCGTTACTATTCTTGGTTGCCATTTGCAGCTTACCCTGATCCCTCAAGGTAAATGGCTGCACATAAATGACAAAAGGCTTTTTGCCATCACTCCACTCAGGAACCTCAATTTTCTTGACGTGGAGCGATTTGAAATGATTTTTTGCTAGATCAATAGCTTTCATCAGGATGCGGTACTCTTAGTCAAAGCACCAGTACCCTGAACATTGATCGAAGCCTCGACCATGCCATCGAAAGAACCATTGATGGTCAAGCCAGTCACAATCGCGCTACCAGAATAGTAGGTGTCGCCACTGGTCGTGCCTTCAGGATAGAACTTGATCGTGACTTCAGAGCCAACAGTCAGAGCGCCCTGACCCGTGGTATCAGTCTCGTCCCAATAAACGTCCACAGAGCCGGTAAAGCTCTTCAAAGACGATTTATAGGTGCGGCTGGTGTCGCCCATCGAGGTATCTTCGATAGTGTCAGCAGTCTCGCTGACAGAATACGAACGAATCTCAGCGATGGCAGAAGTGCCAACGTGGACTGTGCCTTCAGAGCCGGTATGGTTAGCCATTTTTAACCCCTTTCAAGGTTTAATTTTGCCACATTATGCGGCGGTTTCAACTTCATTTTCTCGGTCAGAATACAAAATCTGAACCGTTAAACGTCCAACGCCGACAGGTTGCTCTCCGCTGCCATCAAAGTCAGCCTCAAATGCAATAACCTGCGTGTCTTTAGCGTATCCACCTCTTGTCAAATCAGTGTACAGCGCTTCTTCAACTTCTTTGCATATTGTATCTAATGTGTTATCCAAATTAGATGTACCTGCTGCATATATTTCAACAGCAAGAGTTAATGTTCTTTGCTGACGTCGAGGTGGGCTTATCGTTACATATTCGGTCGATTCGCTTCGAGTGAATATGCAAAGCCCTGGCAGTTTTGATTGCTCCAAAGGATAAATCCTAGAGCGATATATACGTCCGGCAGTTGTAGTTAACCCAGTTAAGGTGGTAACTACGTTGTTTCTGATAAGTTGTCTTAAATGACTCATTGACGTTCCAGAACAATCATTGTCATACCAGTACCGTCATCTTGAACGATCCTGGATAAATAAGTAACACCAGAAACAACAAAAGTGTCACCCTCTGTGCAGTTAACAACATCAGAGGTGCGACACATCAATCTTGGTTGCTGCATGGCAAAAGAAACATCGCCACCAGCAGAAATCTCAGAAAAGTCGTTGTCAAAAATAGCCGTTATCGTGGCAGGCGATCCACCTTGTACTGTATAGGTCACAGACTGACCGAAATCAGTCAACATAACCAAACGATCAGCAGCGGTTTCGACAGCCATCACTCAGCCTTTTTGGGGCGTCCTCTACGGACAGGTTTTTCAGTTGAAGTCTCAAGCCCAATCGAGCGATCAACTTCCACCACCTCAATCTCTACGAACTCACTTGCACGATTGTTCTTAATCATCAAGCGAGCCTCGCTCTTTGGCAACTCAAGGACATGACCAGCCCGAGCATTGCCCAGACTGGTCATAGTCCCCCTGAGAAAGACTATTTTCATGGAGCCAGATTCACTAGCCCCAGAGAATTTCTCAGTTGTCAGCATTAGGCGATGTCCGCATCACCCAAGCAGAACGACACAGCGTGACGCACTGCAACGTCAACAGACTGCATTGCAACGATACGAACCGTGCCGGTGGTGCTGGAGGTGTAGGGGTCAACCAGAATATCCAGACCGCCCCACATACCGATCAGCAGGTCGGCAAAGTTACCGAAGTAAGCATCGCCGGTTGCGGCTTGGTTCGACACGATGGTGCGATAGCCGTTCATCTCGCCGTTTTGCAGCACAAACAGACCAGAGCCGCTGTCCTTAGCGGTAGTCTTGAGAGCGCCAGCCATAGCAGCGTTGATGATGTAAGCCAGATTGCCGCGCAGAGCGTTGTCGGCTGCAACTTCGGTTTCCATGCCAACGATTTCGGCGAACGTGGGGTTCGTTGCGGCGAAGTCTTTGGTGTTGATGCCAGAGGTAGCACGAATGCCGGTCGGTTGACCAGACGAACCCGAACCACTCAGAGCGCCCAAGTCAATGGCGATTGCCAGGGATGCAGCCAAGTCATTGCGAATCAGGCTTTCAACATCGGGCGAACCTTGCATCATCAGATTGCGGGTCACATCGGTGAATGCGCCAACAGTCTTCGGAGACATGGTGATCGAGGTGAAAGTAGCCTCGCTCTCGCTGGCAGCAGAGCCTTCAGCAAACCAACCGCCGGACGAAGTAGCAGACTTCTTCGGGATTTTGACGTTGCCTTGCAGACCAGTCAGCATCGTGGCGCCAGCTTGCATCACGCTCGAAGCGTTACGCAGGGCATCCACAAAAGCGTCAGGACGGAAGTTCTGACCAACCAAACCAGCGTCATCGGTGGTATTCAGATCACGCTTGTTCCACTGGCGCAGAACGTCAGCGGGAACCAGAATGCCTTGAGCCGATTGACCGAAAGCGCGTTGAGCGGCTTCGGAGCACTCGAATTCGAAGGCGGCTTCTTTTTGCAGAGCGCGATCAGTGGGGTTAGCCAGAGCACGCAGAGCACGCATCAGGCTGAAACGCTTGATTTCGGTTTGGTTCAAGCCAACGTCTTGCTGGACGGGAGCGTCAAAAGCGCGGCTCTCAACAGCCACATTCACGGAGTTTTCCATTTTTGTTTCCTTTGGGGCAACTTGTGCCGGAGTTTCGATTAAGCCTTGCGGCTCGGCTTCAGAGGTGACGGTCGCATCGCTTCGCCCCACCCCAACCGTGACATCGGCAGGTATAGAAACTATGCTGGCTTCCATCGGTCGCCAACTCGTTGCGCGATAAATGGCTCCATTGTTCTCTTTCACCATCTTGGCGATTGAGTAACCGATGGAGACATTGCCGCGAATGTTGTCAGCGACATCACTGTAAACCTCTGAAGCCAGTGCGTTTTTACTAAAGCGCACCGTTGCCCTCAACTTTCGGGCCGAAGCATCAAGGCTCACAGATTCGATCACGCCAATTTGCTTCTCAGGATCGTGATCCAAAAGCAAAGGCGCACGACCAGAGTTAATGAAACTCAAGTCGATTGATTCAGGTTTATGGTCGAGAACCTCGTCACCATAAGACCGCTGCACAGGGGCTTCGCTGGAGATAGACATGGAAACGCGCCGATCATCGACACTTTCCACGCGAGCCTCCATCGCATCGCTGCGAGTGACCCTTTCGCCAGCCTTACGGTCATCGGTAAGGTCCATAACAATCTCATTGCCATTTTCGTCAACCGGAGTAGGTTCAGGTTGCGGCATATTTGCGATTGCTTCAATAACATCGGCTTGGTCTTCGGTGTCAATATGAACCGAAACACTCACCATTGCGCGATTATCTTCCATAGCTTCCCTTTCGGTTGCTTCTTCAAACAAAATAGGCTTGAAGTCGTGTGATTCTAACCATTTTTTCGCTTCGGCAACAGAATATCTATTTTTGTCGAAACGAATTGCTTGAATCTCCGTAGTGCCATCTTTAATACCGTAGATGAAATCAATTCCAGGTCCTCCAGCGTCATTTTCACGCCTAAATGAGTCATATTGATCTGGGTCTTTTAGTCTTGCAGCGTGTTCATTCGGGTAAGGACGATAATCCCGATCATTTTTGATCTTTGCCCACTCACGCTCTGCCCAGGTTTTACCTGGGTCGCCAGACCATAAAGCCCAGGCGATTCTTCCGTTACTGGGATAACCATCCTCACCAGGACGGAAACCCTCAGCTTCTTTATC